CTGGACAACACCGCAGATGGAGTCAAGGGGAATGGTGCGGGACAACTCAGTGTATCACTTCCACAACTCGCCGGCACCGCCCAAATACCTGGGCGCATTCTTTTGGGAACGCTACAGAACAATACGTCTGAAGGGCTCGTGCTCGGGTCATTCACAGCAGGTTCAAATAGTCTACTTCTCTGGTCCATGACGGGAATCAGCACCATTGTGCCCTTAACGGGCGCGGACCTCAATCACCTGAATACGCGACAACTCTCGTTGCAAGGAAAGTACCTGAAATAATCATGCCGAATGACATTATCGACGCCATCCTTGATATTCAACCCGACTTGACCACACAAGCATTAGAGGAAAATCTGGTGCCGGCTGAGCCCTCCTCGCCGGCGCCACAGGAACCCGCACCAATTTTCCCCGAAACGACTATCGACTCCGACCTCAACTACTCCCGATTCAAACTCAAACAAATCATCGACAGCGCGCAAATCACCCTCGAAAGTGCGATAGCTGTGGCCGAAGAAACCGCGAACCCTCGCGCGTTCGAAGTGGTCGGAACGATGATCCAATCTATCGTGGCTGCCAACAAAGAACTGATGCTACTCCACAAAACGAAAGCTGATGCGCTCAAAGCGGGAGCAGAGACCCGCGGCGAAGCGAAGCCCACAGGAGACATCACCATCGAGAAGGCCGTGTTCGTCGGACGCGCCCAAGACCTTCTTCGTCAACTCAAGATTGCCCGCGTTGAGGTCGATCAAGAAGCCTAAGGTATCGTCATGTCCAAAAGCACTGGTTATAATGGCAACGATGCACTTCCGTTGCCAAGTGATGTCTATTCCTATACCGCTGAAGAACTTGCCGAATTGGTGAAGTGTCAATCGGACCCCATCTATTTCATCTGCAAGTACGTCAAGATCATTCATGTGGATCATGGGATCATTGGCTTTGAAATGTGGGAGTTCCAGAAGGAAATCGTTCGGGCGATGGTCAACAATCGCTTCGTCATCTGCAAGCTCGCCCGCCAGTCGGGAAAATCCACCGTCGTGATTTGCGGATACTTCATGTGGTACATTCTGTTCCATACTGACGTGGCCGTGGGTCTGATGGCAAACAAAGAAGCGACCGCGATTCAGTTGCTCGACCGGTTCAAGCAATCGTTCGAATTGCTCCCACGCTTTCTCAAGCAGGGAATCGTGAAGTGGGACCAGAAGCTTGTGAAGTTTGCGAATGGCTCGCGGCTCCGCGCCGAAGCCACATCATCTTCGGCTGTCCGAGGCGACTCGTTCAACATCATCTTCCTTGACGAATTTGCGTTCGTGCCCGCGAACATCGCCGACGACTTCATGCGGTCGGCATTCCCGACGATCACTTCTGGACAGACCACGAAAATGTTCATTGTGAGCACCCCGCAGGGCTACAACTCGTTCCACAAGATTTGGAACGATGCACAGAATGACCGCAACGACTACAAAGCCATTGAATATACGTGGCGCGATGTACCTGGACGCGATATCCTAACCGCAGAAGGCTTGAACAAGTGGGAAGTCTACATGCGGAAGAACATGCCTGGTGGCGATTCCGCATTTGAGCAGGAGTTCAATTGCTCGTTCATGGGCAGCGCGAACACGCTCATTCCTGCCTCCAAGCTCTCCGTCATGACCTATCGAGCACCAAAGAAGCTATTTTGGAACGGGGATCTCAAAATCTACCAAGAACCACAGCGATTGTCTGAAGACGGACCCTCTCACGTCTATCTGCTGACCGTGGACATCTCCGAAGGTCAGGAACAGAACTTCTCCGTGGTCAATGTGACCGACTTGTCGGAAATGCCATGGAAGCAAGTGGCACTCTATCGCAGCAACAAGATCACCCCACAGATGCTCGCGCCGGTGATCAAAGACATTGCCATCATGTATAACCGTGCGTATGTCTTTATCGAAATCAACACTGGTCAACTTGTCGCCTCGGCGCTGGTGGATGACATGGAGTATGACAACCTGCTTACCGTGAAAACCCATCCCAAACGGGGCCAATCGTTGTCCAGCGGGTTCAATCCGCAGTCGCGACTGGGACTCAAGGTCACGGAAGCGACGAAGCGGACCGCGTGCGCCGCGCTCAAGGGGCTCATTACCGAGGATAAATATGTCACCTGCGACCACGATACCCTGCGAGAACTGACGACCTATGTCGCCCATAACAAGTCATTTGCTGCGGATGCGGGGTGTACCGACGATATCGTCGCCACAATGGTCTTATTGGGATGGCTCAGTGCGCAGACGGGATTTGAGAACTACGTGGGATTATCCATGCGCCAACTGATGGCCCGTGGCCACGAGCCTCTGAGCTTCGATGATCCTGTGACTGGTTACCGAGACGACGGGCATGTAGAAAATCTTGTCGCTCCCAATTGGAACAACCGCGGATGGGACGTGGTGGACGACAATAGCTTCTGGAAATAACCCGCAGTCGGCAATTCTATAAATACTGACGACAACCACATTTAGTGGTAAAGTTTTCTCCACTAGACCACTCAGGAGATCGCACTATGGCATTTCAGGTTTCGCCAGGCATCAACGTTTCAGAAATTGACCTAACTGCTGGTATACAGCAAGTTAGCGTGTCGGACGGTGCGTGCGCTGGTCCTTTTCAATGGGGGCCCGTTCTCGATGTGCAGTCTATTGCATCTGAGGACGATCTCGTCAAAGTGTTTGGGAAACCAGACAGCACCATTTACGCATATTGGTATACTGCGCAGTCGTTCTTGGCCTATGCCAATCGTCTGCGGGTCGTTCGGGCCGCTGCCGCAGGCGCCCTCAATGCGACGACCGGCAAAAAGACGCTGACTGGTACAATTTCGGGTGCGAACGGCACTCAGGTGTTCACATCGAACGGTACCCCGTTCGCTACCACACAGCTTGTGCGCGGACAGACCATTGTGGTCAACGGCACGACCTATGCGGTCAACGTCCTTACCAACTCAACGTCTTTCACGGTCAACACCGTCATTACTCCTGTGCAGACTGCCGTGGCCATTACAGCCTATGGCGTGCTCGTCAAGAATCAGGGAGAATATTACGAATCCTTCGGAAGCGGCACCACAGGATACGGCGCCTGGATCGCCAAGTGGGCGGGTGAACTCGGTAACTCCATCAAGGTCAGCGTGTGCCCAAGTGCCAATGCGTTTTCCAATGCGAACCTCACGGGGTCCATTGCGACAACCAGCGGATCGACGACGGTCACGGGAACGACGACCGCGTTTACGACCGAGTTGTTGGCTGGTGACACGCTCACCCTCAACGGACACAGCTACGCCATCTCTAGCATCACCAACGCGATCAGCTTGGAAATCAGCTCGGGCGCGCTCGCGTCGGACAGTGCGGCCGCAGGACTGTGGACACGCGAATGGCAATATGCCGACCTCTTTGACCGTGCACCAGGGACGAGCGGCTATGTCTCGGATCGCGCCGGCGCCGGCGACGAACTGCACGTAGTCATGGTAGACGAGGATGGATTGTTCACCGGCATTCCTGGCACCGTGCTGGAACGCTATTCGTTCCTTTCGAAGGCGTCGGACGCCAAGAACGCGAACGGAGAAAACAACTACTACGTCGATGTGATCAATCGGAAGTCGCTCTATGCGTGGTGGTTCATTGCGCCTGGTTCGGCACCAACGAATTACGGCACCGCCGCCGCGGGCGTCACCTTCGGTACGGAAGTGCTACCGTCCAACGATAACCTCATTGGTGGACAGACGGACAACACCCATCTCACAGACGGCAATATCGAAACGGCGTATGACCTGTTCAAGAACGCCGATACCGTGGACATTTCTTTGGTGATGACGGGACCAGCGAGCGCCGCTGTCGCCAGCTACATCATCCAGAACATCTGCGAATATCGCGGCGACTGCGTAGCCTTCTGCTCTCCATTGAAGGCCGATGTGGTTAACAACGCCGGCGGAGAAGTCGCCGCTATCGTGACAACTCGCAATTCCTACCCAAGCAGCAGCTATGCGTTCTTGGATAGCGGTTGGAAGTATCAATATGACAAATACAACGATACGTACCGTTGGGTGCCGCTCAACGGCGACACCGCGGGCATCAGTGCCAAGACGGACACCACGAACGACCCTTGGTTCTCGCCAGCAGGGTTCTCGCGTGGACAAGTCAAGAACGTGGTCAAGCTCGCTTGGAATCCAAAGCAGATCGACCGTGACGACCTCTACAAAATCGGCGTCAACCCCATCGTGCAGTTTCCTGGTCAGGGCACGCTGCTCTACGGAGACAAGACCCTGTTGAGCCGACCAAGCGCATTCGACCGCATCAACGTGCGTCGTCTGTTTATCGTGCTCGAAAAGACCATTTCGCGTCTCGCTCGCACACAACTGTTCGAGTTCAACGACGAATTTACGCGCTCGCAGTTCCGTAACATCGTGGAGCCATTCCTTCGCGATGTGAAGGCACGTCGGGGCGTCACGGACTACCGTGTCATTTGCGATGAGTCCAACAACACCCAGACCGTCATCGACTCCAACAGCTTTGTCGGTGACATCTACGTGAAGCCATCGCGGTCGATAAATTTTATACAACTTAATTTCGTGGCCGTTCGGTCTGGTGTAAGTTTCCAAGAAGTAACGGGCGCAGTTTAATAATGATTCAGCAACATCATATTATTCCGCGACATATGGGTGGGTCTGATGAACCATCTAATTTAATGGAATTGTCGGTTGAAGCACATGCAGGGGCCCATAAATACTTTGTTGACGGTTGGGTTTTGGGTCGAGTAACAAAGACATTGGGACGACCGGCGAATGGAACGTCAAAAGTTGCTCTTTGGCGTCATAGTAAGAAATTGCAGCAACAGGAGTGGTACAATTTTGCCCTTTAATGTGCAGGACTTTAGAAATAAATTGGTCGCAGGCGGAGCACGCCCAACACAATTTGAAATGCAAATCGTGTGGCCCGACGCTGTGCGTGGAAGTGCGGGCATCGCTGGTGCAGAGCGGGATTTCCGCTTCCTGTGCCAGGTTTCTGAAATTCCCGCGTCGACCATTGCCAACATTCCCGTTCCCTACTTCGGACGGAAGATCAATTACGCAGGGGACCGCACCTTCGCGCCTCTGAACGTTACGGTGATGAACGACGAAGATTTCAAGATTCGCAAAGCTATGGAAACCTGGATGAAGGCGATCCAAGACCACAGCACGACGCTCTCACAGTTCGCGGGTGGCAATGCGTCGGGGTCCTACGCCACGGACGGCGTGGTCACGCAGTTTGGTCGTAACCACAACGGTCAAGTGCTCGCCTCGTATAAGTTCGTTGGGATGTTTCCCGTCGAACTAAGTAACATTGCGCTCGATTGGAACGACACTGACAAGATCGAAACGTTCACGGTCCAATTCCAATACCAGTGGTGGGAAGTGGTCACGGGCGTCCAGATTGGCGTCGGAATCGGCACCAACATCTAACATTATTCAGAGGACGCCGTTTACATCAGAATCGCTGGAATCGTAGTCCAGCACGGCGTCTCTTTAAGGTGAACCCCATGCAGCATACACACCACCTCGTTCTACACCCGGCGGGGGTGTAATTTTGGCAAATCTGTTCGGATGGGAATTTTCTCTTTCTCATACCTCCACAAAGAACGCGGCTGAAGTTGCCAAAACTCGCCAACCCACTGGCGATACCCTCAGTTTCGTTCCACCCGAAAATCAAGATGGTGCGCTTAACATCCAGTATGGGGCCGGCGGCGGGTATTTCGGGTATTATCTTGACCTCGACGGCACAATAGTCGATGACTTCCAGCTTATCAATCGCTATCGGGAAATGCAGGTCGTCGCGGAAGTTGATGAAGCCATCGACCAAATCATCAATGAAATGGTTGTGCAAGATGCGGGACGGCTCCCCGTCTCCATCAACCTTGACAACTGCATCGACCTCG